TTTTGCTTTGGATGCTTCTGTTTGATATGCTTGTTTGAAACTTTCGTATTGTGCTCTAAGTGAGTTTGATAATTCTTCTTCAGACAATTCACCTTCGCCGATAGCCATTGGGTTATCACCGCCAGCCGCTTTAACATAAGCACCTTTGGCTTTGTGTAAATCGTCGCCGCTTGGTAAAACTGCGTTGATGCCTTTTACAGATGTATTAGGTTCATTAGCATATGTTTCTTCTGCTTTATCGCAATTCTCACAGTCGCAATCTGCACCGCAGTTGCCGCCACAAGAACAATTGTCATCACAGCCACAGCCTTCTTGCTCTGCTGGGTTAATCATTTGATCATCTACAGGTTTTGGTTCAATACCTGCTAGTTTTAAAATTTGCATTAACACGCTCGCTTCTTGAGGAGTGTCTGCTGACATCTGAATTGCTTCTTTCATAGTTTCTTTTTTCATTTCTTTATCCTTTGCCGCTTTTGTCATTGGTTCTGTTTTATTACCGTCTTTGTCTAGATCTAAAAAATCTGGTTTTGCTTCTTGTACAGACTCTTGACTCATACCTAATTCTTTTTCTAACTTTTCAATTTCGTCTTCAGTCTCATTTGGGTTACCAGCATAAGCACCTGCCATTTGAGCATTGTATTTTGCTTTTAAATCTTTTAATTTTGCTAACAGTCTTGCTCTTTCTTGTTTCTTAGTGTCAATTTCTTTGAAGGCACCTTCCTGAGTTGTTTGAGTCATCTCAGCACCTTTGATTGCATCTGAAATATCCAACGTTGGATTGCTTTCTTGAATTTTTTGTAAAGTTGATAGAATGTCAATCATTTCCATAAATTATTTTCCTTTTGCTGGATGTGGGTTGCCTTTGACCGGTCCTTTGTGTGCCGCTTGTACTGGAGAAGCAGAACCTTTTTCTTCTTTAGGTTGACTGTCTTGAGTTTTGTTATCAGAACCTTTTTCGATTTCGTATTTTTCTTGTTTAGATTTTAATAATTCTTTTAATAGACTTTGAATGGCTTTGTCACCATACACTTCGTCTGCTTTTACTTTTGGTGCGTCTTTGTATTCAATGTCTTGTAATTTTGCTTTGAATTCTGATTTAGGCTTTTCATTCATTTCGTTCTGATATTCTTCTGTAGGCTCGCCCGGTTTTCTTATAACGATTTGATTCACTGGTATATTCATGTAATCAGATAGATAATGACGCATTTCAAAAACAGATGCTGGATAGTTAGTTACAGCATCAAAAATTGTGACAGCAGTGTTTTTTAAACCTGGGAAATCTAATGGAGTTTCTTGGATTGGTTTTTTCTTGCCTTTAGAAAGATCCTTAACATCGTATTTTTTCAACGCTGTTTCCATTCTCGCACCAAAATCGTCAGATATATCACCAGCAACTTTAATTTTATACTGGTACTCTTTAGTGCTTTCTGTTAGATATTGCTTAAAATTAGTCATATACAGCATTATTTAGTCTTTTTTCATCAGTTTCTTCATTAACTCATTACGATCGCTAATGATAGTGCCTTCACTTTCTATAGGACTACCTGTGTCGTCCACACCGTCTTTGTCTAATTTTAACTTCTTAAGTTGCAGTTCGACCATCTTTAATTTATTCGAAATCTTGTTGTTTTTAGCATCTATAGCATTACGCAACATGGTAGAAGCCACTTCAAATATACGTCCGGAATAGCGTGAGTCTACATTCATACCTAGATCCATTAGATTTTTATAGGATTCTTCTGCTTCCACAGCCAGTTTATCCAATTCTAAATCACTCAGTTCTCCTAGCCCTTTAACCTGTGGCAATGCGGCCGCAATCTTGTCAAATTCTGCATAGGTTTTTTCCAATGCTTTGGCAGTTTTAGGATCTACATTTTTAGGGATATGTCTATCACTGTCTTTGTCTTCTCGTGCTTTTTCTTTGGCATCCACTTTTTTAAATGCATCTTTGACATTTGGTAAATTGAGTATGTCTTCTAGTTTCTTAGTCATCTAGGTATTTACTTGCGTTTACCTTGGTGGAATAATTGTTCTTCACTGAGCACTCTGAATGTGATTCTATTCTGTCGAGCATATGCATTTGCGGCTTCCCATTTGGCGTGATTGATAACCACCTGTGTTTTCTTAGCAATACTTTTACCAGCATCACGCATATTGGTTTGATTCATTGGTTTGACTTCAACCAGTTCAGCGTGTTTGCGTCCATCTTTGTCCACATACACAATAAAAAAATCTGGCACATAGATGGTGTACTTGCCTGTGATAGGATGACGATAAGGAATTTTAATTGATTCTGATGCCCACTGATACACGTTTGGATGTTCATCGCACAGTCGCATAAAAGAGTGTTCCCAACTGCTTCTATAGGTAGGAGTTTTTAATCCCACATATTTGGCGGGGTTCTTCATGACAAATTTGCCGTGTGCGAATTTCATTATGCTCTAATATTTCTAGAGACTAGATCTTTAGTTTGTCTGTCGTTTTTTACACCTAATCTACTAGATTTATATCTGTTAGAATTTAGTATCACTGTGAGTAAATCGTTAAGTTGTGCCAACTCTGCTTTTTTTAAGATGTCTAATATTTGTGTCACAGGCACACCATCTATTTTGGCCTGTTGTAATATCACATAAGCAATTTCTTCAGCAGGTTGTCGGTCAAAATTTCTTTTTACAAAAAATCCTACTGTGGCATCATAGTCATTGGCATTAAATTCAAAAGGTTCTGTGTATTGAGTCTGAGTAAGATCATTGATAGTTTTTTGTAAATTGTCTTTGTCTTTTTGAGGAAGATTTGTATAAAAGTTAGCCATATTATAACGATGCCTTTTCTGCATTTAAGTTCACTTGGTTGTTGGCTCTATTGATATAGAGATAACCATCACTCACTAATTTAGTTGTGTCAGTTAATGCTCTGCTTCTATAAACATTTTTAACGGCATCAGGAGATGCTGTGTATTCAATTTCACTTTCATTAATACTAAGTCCTTTTCTTGATCCCACTGCTTTGTAATAGATGCTGGCCGCAACTCTGTCTTTAGCGGTAGCATTGTTTTGAACAAGGTTAAATGATTCTGTGGGTGATAGATATGTTTGTGTGTCTATTACAGGATTAGAAATAATTCTATTGTTTGTGGTTGTTTCATTTAATTTGTTTGTTGCCGCCGCTGATGCAATTGCGGCAGTAGCAACTGCGGCACCCATAAAATAATTTCCTACAGGCGCAGTTGTAATTGTACCTGCTTGTTTACCAATTTCTACCACACCTTCTTTTACTATGCCTTTTAATTCTTCTTTTACAGCATCTTTGGCTTTGATCTTTTTAGCATTGTTGTAGGTATTGATTGCACCAACCACAGCACCAAAGACATTGCCTTCTTCGTAGTTTTTTATTACAGATCCTATGCCGTCAATAACTCCGCCCGGTCCAAAAATGCTCGTAGTTCCTTTTCCTAATACTGATAATGGTGATGGTTCTAAGTCATAATGTAATGTAGCAAAACTTTTTATATCGTTTTTATTAACTACACCAGCACCATATAGCACTGTTTCATAAAATACTTGCATGGTGTTGGTCATTAATCCTTGACCGTCTGTTTGATCTAATGTGTCGTGGCTGAACGAACCAATTACTGGATTAACCAATGTGAAACTTGTGAATCTTTTTTTGTGTAAAGCAAATATTTGAATAGATTTTAATAATGGTTCTTTTCTTCGTGTAGCATTGTCCATACCAAATTGGCTGGCAATCTTTATGTCTTTATACATATCATCTTTTGTGAATCCATTTGGTCCTCCCACATTGGCCACTGTTAAAGAGTCTGCAATATGATACTCATAATAAGATTTCCAAAAAGCATTCACAGTGTCTGCTTGGTCGTCGTGAAATGTTATAGATACAGGACTGTATTTTATTCTTGTGCCTATATAAACTTTTTTATTGTACTGTAATTTTTCTTCCAAACTCATATCATATTTTGGCAACTCGCAAGTCTTAACGAGCATATTGAGTTCTAACTGTTCGTTGTTTGTAAATCTTCTTGCTGGAATAGTGTTGTCAATATCAAATACAACGTGAAATAAAAACTTTTGTTTGGGAGCAAGTTTGTGATTGTCATCTAGATATAATCTACTTGCGTGTCTGTAGTCTTTCATCCCCGGAAGACCGTTTGAGAAACCTGATAAAAAATTATTAATACTTGGCATAGTGTTATTTATAGCCACAAAAAAAGCGTCTTATAATGACGCTTCTTTTGTTTTAAATGCTATTTAAAATTATATACCACCACCTGTGCTCAATGAGCCGATAGTTCTTGTTAATTGTGAGCCAATTCCAGTGCCTTGTGGAGTTTGAACTGCGTTGTCATATCTGATTGATAATGTGATTGTAACCGGATCGCTTGTGCCGTATGCCAATGTGTTGTAGTTCACTGATTGTACAAATGAGCCATAAAGTTCCCAAGTTTCTAATACGCCTGGTGCTGTTGCTCCATTTCCACCGTCAAGCATTTCGATTCTTGTGGTGAATTTGTAGTCAATGCCTGAAGCCGCTGAAGCCTGTTCAAAGAAGTCAAACTGTTTCTGAACTTGTTCACCAACCAATTTAGACACTGAGTTGTTAACATCATCTCTAAGATTAAGTGTGATCGCCTCCCAAGTGTGTTTACCAGCAAGTCTAACTCTTGAGTTGTAAACATCTAGTGTTACTTCATCAAATGTTAAATTTGGTCTTGTAACGTCAACTACTTGTTTAGTTAATTCTGATCTTGGTGTAGATACACCGAAGTTTTCAAGAACCACTCTAAATCTATACTGTAGTTTTGGCATCAACAAACCTTGTGATGCTGAACTTTGATCGTTTGCTAAAGGTACTGTAAATTTACTTAATGTTGATATTGCCATGTGTTATGCTCCTAGTTTCGCTATTTCGCCTGTGTTTTTAATTCTCAAAGGTATGTAGATAAATTCCACAGATTTCACAGGTTCAATCGCTATGTCTACATACAGTTCATTTCTATCGATTCTAACCGCAGTGTTGTTTGTTTCATCACACACTACTAAGAAGTCATACAATCCTCTTTGTCCAACTAGTTCTAATAAGAAACTGTCAATTGCTCCTTTGATTTCATTTCGAGTTAACTGATCGTTTGGCTCAAATATAAAAGGTTTAGCAATTTTGTCTAGTTGTGTTCTTAGATATACTGTTAATCTTGCCACGTTAATTCTGTCCAGTGCTGAACTGCCTGTTGCTTTGGTTAAGTTACCAAAGTTAACAATACCAGTGCCTGAGAAGAATGTAAGTGGGTTAACTTTAACTTCGTGCATACTGTCTCTCACAGATTCACTCAATGAAACTGTTTGGAATTCACCACTTGCAGAGTCAATATATCCAACTGCTGTTGCGTTGTCTACTAATCCTCTTCTTGTACCTGCTGGAGCAAACCAAGGGTATCCAACGTTGTCATTATTTGCCAATGTTCTTAGCATCATATGACTTGCTGGAATCACAACTGATGTTCCTGTATTATCTGTAGTTTTTCCTGATGGATAAAACACTCCTAAGTATTCGCTTGAAGTTACCAATCCGTTTTCGCCGTTGTCGTCTGCACCGGTTGTGTTGTTAGCCCAGTTAGTGATTGCAGTTGCTGAACTAGCCAATCTCATTGGTGTATCACCTACCACAAACGCTGTGTAATTTCTATCAGCATTTAGGTTAACCATTTCTGAGATTGTTTCAGTGTAACCTGGACAAGCAATTATGTTAAATCCTCTTTGATCTTCTCTAATCGCTTGGTTTGTGTTAATTTCTGCTTTTAGTTGAGCAACAATTACTTTTCTCACTGCTTTTCTACCAAATGTGCCTGAGCCATTTGCGTTGTTTGCAGATTTTGTTACCCATCTGTCTGAGAAGTATGCCGCAACTGATTCATTAGAATATCTAATGTTACCTTTGCCTGAACTTCCAGAACCTGGATAAGTTGTTGTGTTAATGTGGTCTGCTTTGTATTCTTTCACATTGTAACCAGATCTTCTTGTGTTGAACAATAAGATACCTTTTGGATATAATGCTGGATCTGGAGCATCTGGATCTAAGAAGTTATCACTTAATAAATCTTTAATGCTTGCCGCAGTGCCAACTCCACCTACATTGTTAGAATCAGTTTTGCCAGATTCTTTGTTGTATCTAGCATCAGCGAACACAATACCGTTTTCTGTAGTTTGATCTGCTTTGTCCACTGCTACGAAATTAGCACCATCACTTAATGATGTGTCCCATTTGTAAAGTTTTGGATAATTTTCTAAATCACTTGTGTCAATCCATAGATCACCATTTACTAGTGCAGTACCGTCTGACTGTGTAGTAGGTTTGGTTGCTGAGAATTGAGGACCATTAGGGTCAGTTGTGCTCAATCCAGTACCATTTTGGTAACCTACCCAAGTAGTACCGTTGTGAATCATGATGTCTGCTTCTAAGTTTGTGTCGTACCAAAGTGTTCCGTTTGTTGGATTATTTGTTGGTTCAGTTGCTGAAGCAGTATAAGATAGTCTTTTCCAATTAGAAGCAACCACAGATGCAAACTGTTGAGTTGAGTCTTCTGTAGCACCCGCTGGAGCATCATACAAGTTGTCTACCAATGTAGCAGAGTTCTCTGTGTATGTTCCATATGAGTGAGCATTGGTTGTACCAAAGCCCGCATCATCTAATGGAGTTCCTGTAACGTTTGACATTCTGATTTCACCACCTAGTGCGTGTGTAATTCTAATTGCACCGGTTGATAATACTTCTGCTGAAACGTTAGTTAAACCAGCACCAGATACTGCTGTAACAAAGTCAGTCGCCGCTGTACCAGCCAATGTTGCTAATACCGGAGTTGACATACTGCCACTTGCTTTTACTGATTCTGAAATATAAAATGTGTTACCACTTGTGAATGTTGGAGCAGTGTTGTTTGATGTAATAATTGTTTTTCCACCTTCGTATCTAAACAACTGATAATCAGCCACTCTGTTTGTGGCATCAAAAGCACCAAGTTCACTTTGTTCAGTCACGTTGTACTGAGTGTAAAGTGTTCCAACTGAAATGCTTGTTCCACCATTAGTTGGATCAATACCATAAATCGCCGCTTGGTTAGTTGCATAGAATGGAGCGTCCACTACACTCCAAGCCTCTGTCGATGATGAGTAAAGTTTTACTGCAACATCGGCACCTGCATTTGGAGTTGTAGTTTTAAACCAAACTGATCCAGTTGCCGCATTGTCTTCAGCAGTTTTCCACTCTGGTCTATTAATGTGTGAAGACTGTTGAAATTTTGCACCAGAACCGATAGCAGTTTCCCAATCATCACTGCCTACTTGTACCCAAGTGTTTGATGATGTTTTGTAGTAAATTTTGTTTGTTACGTGAGTGGTGTTGATAGCATAGTCACCTTTAGATCCAATTGATGTTAAAGGAGCACCAGTTGATACACCGCCTGATAAATCATCAGTTGATGTGATGTAGATTGGTGCAATGGTTGTGAATGCTTGATTTGTTCTTGACCACTCAAAAATTCCTGGAACTGACGCTGTTAAATCATACCAGTATGAGCTATTTGAAGGAGATGCTGTTGGAGCAGTTGCACTACCAGTTAATTGTCCTAAGTCCACATTCGCTCTTAACACGAATGCTCTGTTAGCAATACCTAAGAATGAGTAAGCCGCTTGTAGGCCGTATTCGTTTAACTCATATCCATTTAATGAATTGCCTGATGAATCTGTATAAAATTTTGGATCTCCAAAAGTCTCTGTTAATTCTCTTTGTGAAGATATTAGGTAAACTGAGTTTGCATTTGCAGATCGTGTGCCTGACGCAATACCTGTGTTTGATCCGTTGTATTTGTTTCCTGCTGTAGCTACGATCAATAATGGAGTAGATCCTGCATCTGCTGGAACGTAAAAACTCTCATCTATTACTGTAACTTCAACACCTGGTGATGTTAGTGCCATTTAAATTCTCCTTACAAATTTGTAGTACTAGACTTATTTATAGCATTTTAAACTTTTTACGTCATTATCTTGACTTTCTGTGGTGCCTATATAGGGCACGTAAATACTGTTATGCAAAGACCCTTATGCACAGTCTGTAATCAAAAACCCAGAGCCTATGGTTACAAAAAAGGTGACAAGATCTATTGGCGCAGTAAATGTGATGCTTGTATTAGGAAACAAAAGAACCTAAAAACAGGTGGTGCTCCTCGATGGTTTTTGTCTGGCTATCGTAAGAAATCTCGCTGTGAATTGTGTGGATTTAAAGCAGTGCAAGACAATCAAATGGACGTGTATCACGTGGATGGCAATAAAAATAACGTCAGCAGTTATAACTTAAAAACCATATGTGCCAATTGTCAGCGTTTAAAAGGCACTCAAGATTTGGGTTGGTCTATTGGTGATCTTGAAGTAGATGACTAATCATACTGTCCACACTGGTGTATAATTCTTGTAGAGTGCCGTTATTGTCAATTTCATAATCAAATTTACAGCCAATCCAATCCCATTCTGATTGGTGAGCACCTGATGCCTGCATCTCTTCTCTGCTGGGTATTTCTCCTCGCTTAACCAGCACTATTTTTCCACCCTGTTTTCTAATGGTGTTTATTTCATTCACAAATCGTGTGTCACTGATCACAGTATTTTCTCCACGATATCTTGCTACCAAACTGTCCACCCATATAGAATCTAGCATATTTTCTCGACACACCTCGGTGCCAAAATATTGCAGGATCCATCGAGGAGTAATTTCTTTGCCAAACTTTTCTGACCAAAAATGATCTGGCTGTTCTCGCCATTCTCGAGAGTCTTTGCTATGACCTTCTAACAGTGCTCTATCCCAACCAAATATATTTGCTGTGGCATCTTTGAGACTCTTGGCAAAAGAATCTCTTTTAAAATTGTGCTGTTTAACCAATTGTTCTGCAACTGTGTCTTTGCCAGATCCAATCAATCCTACTAATCCTATAAGCATAGAATTATACTACAAGGTTTTTAATCTTTTTGCAATCTCTCTTTTGACTTTTTGTGTCATTGATAATAATTGTTCACGCATATCTGGTTTGTGTGCTACATTAACCATATTTTCTAATGAAGTGACGAAGTCTTCTAACTCTTCTAAGGTAAGATCTTTAATTTTTTTCGTGCCTGTCTTTGCCATAATCAGAATTATTTAATATGAAGTTAAAAATAATAATAAGGCAGTAAAAAGATTAACCAATAACAAAACTGTATGGATTACCACCATCAATATAGGTAGTAATTTCTTGATCTAATTTTTCCATTTCTATTTGACCTTGCTGTTTAAGTGCATCGCCATTTAGAGTGGTTCCACCTTGTGGTCCAGCAATAGTACCAAATTTACCTCGAGCTTCTCCTAGTATGGTTTTACATACTGCTAGAGTGTAATCTCTAATCCATGGTTTAGAATAGATATCTCTCAACAGGTTGATGTCTGGTCTATAATTATTAGTGTGTAATAACACTCGTTCTGTGTCAACTCTTGGTCTCTGTGTTATGGTCAATGTGTGAGTCACGTGATCAAAATGGAATTGAATAAATGATCCAAACATTTTACCCACTAATTCTTGATAAGAAGCAAAAGCAAAATATGTGGCAAGTCCGCCTGCCGCACCTGCTCTCAATAGATAGGTATTAGTATAAGCAAGGTTGAATGGTTCAAACAGTGTACCACCTTGACCGTCACTTCTAGATCCCACTGTGGCTCTGCCTATTTCTTTTACATTTATAATTTCATTTGGTAGAATGTATTTGTTTTGATCTTTCACAAGATCTAAAAAAGCATAACTTTCTTCCACTGAATTATTTGACCGTTGACGGAATCTATTAATAGCTCTTTCCAGTGCTATTTGATAGTGTTTAGGGTCTAATTCCACGTCAATCATGCCATCTCCTAGCATTGCTTTAACGTAATCAAATACTTCTTGTTGTGCGGTTTGTAACTCTGACATAGCAATATTTATCGTAAAGACATATTCAATAAATATGACTATATGCCAAGATTGTCACTTTACAAGCCAGAAAAAGGCAACGATTATAAGTTCTTTGATCGCACTATAAACGAGATGTTTACAGTGGGAGGAACCGATATATTCCTACACAAATACATAGGACCTTATGATCAAGGTGCTACTAACAAAGACGGTGATGCATCGCCTACACAGCCAAATTACAGTGGTACTGAAACCAATGAAAGAACCATACAAGATCTGCTGTTTTTAGAGAACAGAGACAGAAAATACGACAGCGACATCTATACAGTTCGAGGCATTTACAACGTACAAGACACAGA